CTAGAAACGCTAGAAGTTATCGGAGAATATCAAGGCAAACCAACACTAGACATGTATGCTGATATATTAAATCAAGTTGGAAGAGAGTTTGGAAATGCTATGCTTGTTGTTGAGAACAATAACATCGGCTTCTCTGTCTTAACAAAATTAATTGACCACGAGTACCCAAACTTGTATCACTCTATCAAGTCAACGCACGAGTATATAGAACAACATCAAGCAGAGGTAAAAAACTCTGCTGTTCCGGGTTTTACCACTTCTATGAAGACCCGACCTCTTATCGTCGCGAAATTAGAGGAGTTTATCAGAAATAAACTAATTACCATATATTCTTCTCGCACTATTAACGAGATGAAGACTTTTATTTGGAGGAATGGTAAACCACAAGCAATGAAAGGATACCATGATGACCTTATCATGGCTCTCGCAATTGCTTGCTGGGTTAGAGATACAGCATTGCAAACAAGCGCCCGAGAATTAAATTATCAAAAGGCTTTTGCTGATGCTATAATAAGCTCGAAAACTACCATGAATACACAAGTTAAAGGTCAAACAGGCTACAAGAAAGATAACATTTTTGATAAAATGAATGAAGCTAAAAACATATACGACCAATACAGTTGGATTATAAAGTGAGAAAATAAATGGCTAATAAGTTTGATAAAAATCCAAAGAACAGACAATCGGAATTGTTCAAGTCTCTAACAAGGTTATTCTCCGGACCAATCATTAATTACCGCTCTCAGTCTGGTCGTCGTATTCGCAGACAACACCTTGACAAGTTTTCCAGCAGATTCAAGTCTGCATCTGGACAGCAGTTTAAGAAGTCGCTTTATAACCCATTAGATACAGTTGCAACAAACGCCATCGCAAACCAGCGCAGAGCAGAGCGTTACGTTGACTTTGATCAAATGGAATACACACCAGAGATCGCATCGTCGCTTGATATCTATGCAGACGAGATGACAACATATTCAGATCTTCGTCCAATGCTTAACATTAAATGCCCCAACGAAGAAATAAAAGCAGTGTTGGCTATTTTGTATGAAAACATTCTTAATGTTCAATACAACTTGTTTGGTTGGTCGCGTACAATGTGTAAGTACGGAGACTTCTTCTTATATCTAGACATCGATGACAAGTATGGTGTCCAGTCTGTTATCGCGTTACCCTCATCGGAGATTGAGAGACTTGAAGGCGGTGACTCCACTAACCCGAATTACGTCCAATATCAGTGGAACTCTGCTGGTATGACTTTTGAGAACTGGCAGATTGCTCACTTCCGTATCCTTGGAAACGACAAGTATGCGCCATACGGCACTTCTATTCTTGAGCCCGCACGTCGTATTTGGCGTCAGCTTACACTTATGGAAGACGCAATGATGGCTTATCGCGTTGTCCGCTCATCAGAGCGCCGCGTATTCAAGATCGATGTTGGTGCTGTTCCTCCGCAAGATGTTGAAGGATACATGCAAAAGATCGTCTCGCAACTTAAGAGAAACTCTGTTGTAGATTCTGAAACTGGTCGCGTTGACCTTCGCTACAACCCGATGTCCATCGAGGAAGACTACTTCATTCCTATTCGCGCTGGCTCTGCAACCGATATCCAAACACTTGCAGGCGCGCAAAACATCACAGCGATTGATGATGTGAAGTATCTCCGCGACAAGTTATTTTCCGCGCTAAAAATTCCCCAGTCGTATCTCACGATGGGCGAAGGCGCAACAGAAGACAAGACCACACTCGCACAAAAGGACATTCGTTTCGCAAGAACAATCCAAAGACTTCAAAGAGTTGTTATTTCAGAACTTGAAAAAGTCGGTATTATCCACCTTTATACTCTTGGCTTCCGCGGCGATGACTTATTGTCTTTCTCGTTATCTCTCAATAACCCATCCAAGATCGCGGAACTTCAAGAGATCGAGCACTGGAAAGCAAAGTTCGACATCGCTGGTTCAGCAACAGAAGGCTACTTCTCACGTCGCTGGGTTTCAGAGAACATCTTTGGTATGAACCACGAAGAGTTCATCAGAAACCAAAGAGAAATGTACTACGACCGCAAGCACGATGCTGCGCTTCAAGTTGTTGCTGAAGCTGCTGCAACAGGCGGCGGTGGCGCTCTCGGAGGTGAACTTGGTGGCGGAGATCTCGGCGCTGAGTTAGAAGCAGACCTTGGTGGCGGACCAGAAGAAATACCAGCCGGCGAAGTTGGTGGCGGAGAAGCTCCAGCCGAAGAGCCCGCAGGTGGCGGAGAAGAGTCTCCGCTCCTCGCAGTACCTCCCGGCTCCCGTAACGCACCTAGACTGACTCCCGGTGCAAAAGGTAAAGTATACTATCCCGTGAAGACAGACTCACGCCCAGCAGGCGCTAGAAGTAGAAACTATGCGCGCATCGCTTCACCGGAAACTAACACATATAGAACCAACAATCTAGGCGCGTCAGAATTAAGATCTCTGGCGCGTGGTATTTATGAACAACAAGATTCTACTTATTCTTTGAAAGAACAAGATCAAGAAAGACAAATACTTGAAGTTAACAACACAATGCGTCAACTTGTAGATGTTTTAGAAAAAAAAGAAAATATATTAACGGAGCAAAAAAATGAAGATTAAGCACAACAAAAAGAGGAACACCGCTTTTGTTTTCGAATCATTATTAAGAGAAGCAACAGTTGCTATCATAAAAAATGATACCGACAAGCAACATAAAGTTGTTCAGATCATCAAGAAGCACTTTACTGCTGACTCGGAGTTGAAGAAGCATCTTGAATGTTATCGTTCGCTTTATGAAAACCAAAGTTTGAATACCGAAATAAGTGAAAAAATCCTCACCGAAGCAAAAATGGCTTCACGCTTAATCGACCCACACGGTTTGTTCAAGAAGCAAACAGAACTAATCAACGATATCAACACAACTCTTTCTCCGTCTGTGTTTTCTAACTTTGTTCCCAACTACAAGACCTTAGCAACTATCGATCAGATCTTCTGTGACAAGTTGCCGCCAAAAACACGTGTTATGCTGGAAAGCACTATCGTTGAGAATATGACGAAGAACGCTCCGGAAAATGTAGTCAATGAAGAAATTGATAACACTACGGTGTCTTGCTTTGTAGGAAAGTTTAATGAAAAATATTCAGAGACTTTATCCGAAGAGCAAAAGCAGCTTTTATCTCATTACATAACTTCCTTTACAGATAACGCTGTGTCGTTAAAGATGTTTTTAAACGAAGAAATCGTAAGACTTAAAGATGCGATTGTAGAGTCTTCTTCCGACGAGATATTTGCTGAAGACACAGAGATGAAGCAAAAGGCAAGCCAAATAATTGAAAAACTTGAAGGGTTTAAGAAGGCGCAAATAAACGATGATATCCTTCTGACCGTTTTAAAGACACAAGAGTTAGTAAAGGAAATGTCCAATGGCAGTAATAATTAAGATCGGAAAAGAAGCGAACGCAAAGAAAGTTCGCCTTGAAATGGACTTAAGAAAGTCCGTCAATGGCGATCTTATGATCTTTGACCACGGCGACATTGATATTGTTTTATCACCATCAAAGAACAAAGTTGTTGTGTTTCCAAAAGAAACTATGAGCGACTTGGTTTATGGAGCACAAAACAGATTATTCGCGCACTTAAGAAAGCGCGGCATTGTTGTTGCAGAAAGCATTCAAGGTGGAGCGTTCTATGGCTCTCTTGAGGGAATGCTTGAAGAGTCTGTCGATCCTGATGCTAGTGCTGCAAAATTGGCGCTTATCAACATTCACAACTTTATCGAAGAAGAGCGTCCATACTTTGAGCAGACAGAAGCAATAGTTTCTATGGCTGATGATGAGTTGCTTCATCCAGACAAGGCACATTCAACAGAGTTAGGCGAGGTTCCACAAGAAGTTGAGCAGGGTTCTGTACGACCGGGATATGTGAGAGATCCATACTCGCTTGGTTATATGTATACGGTGTAGAATGGAATTACTAACATTTATATTGTGCGCCTATGGGCTAACACAAATAATGGTGTACGGAAAGGTTTTTGACGGAATAAGACCAACCGAAGGCAGACTTGGGCAACTCTTTAAGTGCCCAATGTGTATGGGCTTTCACGTCGGCTGGTTTTTAATGCTGCTTTCTCCGTTCACGGAACTATTTAGTTTTGAGGTTTCTGTAACTAATTATTTCTTACTTGGTTGGTTATCATCAGGAACATCTTATGTATTAAACATGGTATTTGGAGACAATGGAGTTAAATATGAGCACAAACACGCAAATCCAGACAACTGCCACTTGGACAAACAAGTGGATGCTTCAGCCAGTGAGACGCTGTTGTAAAGGGAGTTAGCTATGGGTCAGAAGTTATTAAGAGAGTATTTTGCTTTATGCGATGGTGGAGTTTGCCAAGACCTCTTGACTGAGGATGAGAAGCGTTATGTTGCTGACGGTGGCATGATCCTTTCCGGTATTATGCAAATGACCGAAACCCAAAATGGAAACGGCAGAGTTTATCAGCACAGCACCATGGTCCGAGAAGTCCAAAACTACCAAAAGCTTGTAAAAGAGAACAGAGCACTTGGCGAACTTGATCACCCAGATGACTCAGTTATTAACTTGAGAAACTGCTCCCACATGGTCACAGAAATATGGATGGAAGGCAAGAACGTAATGGGTAAAATTAAAGTTCTTGATACGCCATCTGGAAAGATTTTGAAAGAACTTGTTAATGGTGGTGTTACTGTGGGCGTTTCATCTCGCGGTATGGGATCCGTTAGAGAAGAGAAAGGCAGAACAATTGTTGAAGACGACTTCCAGTTGATATGCTTTGACATGGTTTCTGAGCCATCAACCCCCGGCGCATTTATGATGAAAGAAGCCAAAGACTACCAAAATAAAGTTTTCACAAAAGCAGATAAAATCAATAGATTGTTAAACGAGGTTTTAAATGAAGAAAAGTGATTTAAAGAATATCATTAAACCACTTGTTAAAGAATGCATACACGAAGTCCTTTTGGAAGAAGGACTTTTGTCGAATGTGGTTTCCGAGGTCGCCAAGGGGCTGAACTCCAACGTTGTAGTAGAACAAAAACAACAAGTCGTCAGACCACAACCAAAAGTTGACCCAGCACAAGAGCTTGCAGAACGACGCAAGAAACTAATGGCTGCGGTGAATAAAGATGCCTATAATGGTATCGACATCTTTGAAGGCACAACGCCTATAAAAGAGGCAGCTTCAGCACCCGGCGCACCAGACCTTGGTGCTCCTAACGATGCTGGTGTAGATATAAGTTCCATCATTGGGACTTCTTCAAAAATCTGGGAAAGATTAAAGCAGGACTGAAATGAAAAAAGGATCACAAGTCGTCGTAACACCGAGACACCCAAAAGAAAACAACGAAAGATTAATCAGAAGATTCTTAAAGAAAGTTAAAAAAGAAAGAATCGTAGAAGAAGTAAGAGAAAGAAGAAGATATAAGAAGCCTTCTGTAAAGAAGAAAGAAAAACAAGAACGCGCTCAACGTGCTCGGTTCAGAGAAGAACAAAAACGTGTTCGTGCTCAACAAAGACGCACTAGAAAAAATAAATGACTATTTATATTGTAAATCAAAATTTTGAAGGAGTTTTATAATGTCATCTTGGGGAGAACCCGGCTTAAGTCACGTCGGCGCTTATCAAGTCAGTGGTCAGCCTTATGCCACTGGAAGTATTAATTGCAAACTGGATGCACGACCTATAACAGATTGTGTGATAGATTTTCCATACGTCGCTCGTTGGGTTAAAATCATCAACAAAGACACAAGTAACGATTGCACAGTAGCTTTTTCTATCGCGGGTACCCAAGGTTCAGGAAACTATTTTACAGTAGCAAAAGCTGATGACGATGCCAATGGCGCCACGGGCGATAGCGGCGTTTTGGAACTCAAAGTATCTAGAATAGTGATATCTGGATCAAATAACGTAGATGTTGTAGCAGGCTTAACAAACATTGCACCCAAGCGCACTGCAACCGACGATGGTCCAAGCTGGTCAGGGTCAGCAGGAGTAGGCTAGCCCGATGGCTAACTTTGGCTGGGCATATGTAAACTGTTCCGGCTCCGGTGGCGGAGGCGGAGGAGAAGGTTCTGAAGGACCAATTTATTCCGTACAATTTATGACGGCATCTGGCACAGGTGTGTCCAGCGGTTCTCTTGACTTTACGTATAACTATACCACTAATACGGCGGTCTTATCGGGTAACTTGATAGTCACCGGCACAGTCAGCGCCAGTGTTTTTCAATATCGAGATATAACAATTATCGACGCCACAGGCTCAACATTCTTTGGCGACACGATAGATGATATTCACTCGCGTACAGGAAGTTTGGAGATCTGGTCAGGCACAACAGCCATCTTATCAGCCAGTAGTTATTCGCAACAAACTTTTGTTAAAGGCTTCGGCGGTAACTACACAAATGTAACAAGCAGCCACCACACTGCGTCTACTTCAGATCACGTACTTGGTATAAATGCTGTTGTAACTCCGCCAGCAAATGTATATGTTACTATACCAAGTCCTGCTGACTTTTCTGCTGGAGCGATATTGGTTATTAAAGATGAAGTAACGAGCGCCCGTGGGCTCTCAAACATTACGTTAACTCGCTCTGTGGACGATACATATACATTTGATGGTGATCCAACTTATATCTTAACAGGTACAATGCCTGCAATTAGTTTGTATTCAAATGGAAGCAATTGGTTTGTCTTCTAATTATTAAAGGAGACGCTAAATGGCTTACAACAATCTATCAGGCACAGTCTTACAGCCAAACCATTTCCTCCCCAGACAGGATCACAATGGAAATGTTATTGTTCCAATTGTTTCCGGCAATTTATCGACTTCTGATGGCGCAAACATCATCAATGTGCCTCGCGTTTATAACGCAACAAATAACTCGCTTTTAACTAACGTTAATGGTGATGCAAATACAATAACGTGCGAAACCAACCTTACGTTTGACGGTGATACATTAAATGTTGTAGGCGATATTAGTGCTAGCATCGGTATATCTGCATCCGTATATTATGGAGACGGAAGCAATTTAACTAATATTAGAGCCGATAATGTTGCTGCTGAAGGACCAGCACACTCTATTCAGTATCATGATTATGTTGATGGGGACTTCACTGGCTCAGCAAACTTGCTGTTTAGTTCTTCAAACTTATATTTGACTGGTAACTTGGAGATGTTTGGAACAGGAACAGTAGAAGGAGATCTGATACCAGCACAAGCAGATATTTATAACCTTGGTTCACCATCAAATCCTTGGGGATCGTTATATATTTCAAGCAGCACAATCCACTTTGGAACAGACAGACTAAGCGTCCGTGATGGTCATTTGCAATATGGCTCAGGCTCTTTAGAGCAGGGTATGCAAATTGGTCATATGCACTTAGTAAACAAAGGCATCCATATGGATAATGGCTATCAGCTTGACTTAAATGCTGCTTGTATCAAGATACACGGTGGCGTAGTTTACAATAGAAGTCTTGTATCTGGAAACTATTCTTTAAGCGCACAAGACTATTATCTTGGCGTTGATACATCACAAAACCCTGTGTCTTTGACGCTACCAAGCGCCAGTCTTTTGGCGACTGGTCAAACGTTTGTTGTAAAAGATGAAGGCGGATCCGCGAACACAAATAACATAACAATTCAAGTATCAGATTCAGATTTAATTGACGGTCAAAATTCAGTTATTTTAGAGTCACCTTTCGCATCGATCCAGCTTTATTGTAACGGCACCGATAAATTCTTTATCTGCTAAAAATTTAAGACCCAAAACATACTACTTAATAGTGATGCATGGCTTCCGTGCATCGAATTTGGATAAGTTTACTTATCCGCCTAAACCATAAAAAACTATAAATGGAGGGTTTTTAAAATGGCTTATAAATTTCAATTAGGACCTGCCGTCATGAGCGGCTCCCTTACTCAAGAGGGTGGTCTTATTATTAAAGAT